ACGCCGCGGAGATCTACACGACGGGCTACGACCGCGAGCAGGCCGGCTACCTCTACGGCGCGGCGAGCAACATGGTGCTGGGCTGCGAGTCGCTACGCACCAAGTGCAAGATCATCGCCAGCCGCAAACGGATCGTTTACAAGCCGCGGCAGAGCTTCTTGTGGTCGATCCCGGCGAACGAGTCGGGCGGTCACGGCGCGAGTGCTTACGTCAACTTCTTCGACGAAATGCACCTCTACAACACGGCCAAGCACGTCGAGATGGTCGAGTCGCTGCGGACGGCGACCGCCAACCGCGAGAACAGCCTCGAGATGATTCTCTCGACGGCCGGTCACGACCGGACCACGATCTACTACGAGGAGCTGCTCTACGCCCGCAAGGTCCGCGACGGGCTGATCAGCGACCCGGCTCACCTGCCAATGATCTGGGAGGCCGACGAGGCCGCCGACTGGACCGACCCCGAGGTCTGGAAAACGGCCTGCCCCAACCTGGGCGTCACCGTCACGCTCAAGTACCTGCAAAAGCTCTGCGACGAGGCGAAGCGGAACCCCCGCAAAGAGAACACCTTTCGGCGGCTGTACCTCAACCAGTTCACGTCGCAAGAGACGCGCTGGATTTCGATGCGTGAGGTGGACGACTGCTGGGGCTCGCCTGGCGACCTCGACCCCACGCAGCCCTCGTGGGGCGGGCTTGATATGTCGGCGGTCGAGGACCTCACGGCGTTCGTCCGCGTGCAGCGCAAGGCGGGCGGCGGCTTCTGCTGCCTGGGCCACTACTGGACGCCCCACGCCCGCCTGGAAGCGATGCGGGGGCAGAGCCTGCCGGTCGATCAGTGGATCCGCGACGGGTGGCTCACGCCGATCCCCGGCGCGGTGATCGACGACGCGTTCATCCAGCGGCGGGTGATCGCCGACCACAAGCGGGGCAACCTCAAGGACGTCGGCTTCGACCCGGCCCACGCGCGGCAGATCCGCATCGAGCTGGAGAGTAAGGGCGTCACGATGGTCGAAGTCCGCCAAGGGGCCTTCACATTGGGCGAGCCCGCCAGGGTGCTGGAGAAGGCGATCAAGTCGGGGACGCTCGACCACAGCGGCGATCCGGTGCTGGCGTGGTGCCTGGAGAACGTCGAGGTGAAGACGGACGACAACGGCAACATCCGGCCGGTGAAGCCGTCGCACGGGAGCCAGAAGAAGATCGACGCGGTGAGCGCCTTGCTCAACGCGATCCAGAGGATGATCGCGGCGCCCGCGCCGAAGGTCCTCACGGCCGACATGATCAATCTTTGACGGGGACGCGATGGTACAGCTGGTGAGCACTTTCGACGCGGCTCCCGGCACGGGCGTCACCGAGCTACCGACGCCCGCCTACGCGGCCGCGCAGGGCTTCCCGGACGAGTGGTTCTACGGCGGCTTCTTTAGCCAAGAGAGCTCGGCCGGGATCCGCGTCTCGCCGAATGCGGCCCTCAGCCACTGCCCGTTCTGGCAGGGCATCAACGTCATCGCCGGCGACATCGGCCAGCTCCCCGTGCGCGTGCAGCGTCGCGAGCGGTCCACGGGGATGGGGGCCGACAAGTGGCAGTGGGCCGAGGTCGATGACTCGCCGATCGAGTGGCTGCTCAACGAAGAGCCGAACGACTTCCAGACGCCCGCCCTCTTCAAAGAGACCCTCCAGCTCTGGTCGATCCTCTTCGGCAACGGCTGCGCGCTGATCGACTGGGACCGCATGACGGGCCAGCCCGTCGAGCTCTTCCCGCTCTTCCCCGAGCGGCTGACCTGCCTCAAGGTCAACGACGGCGAGTACATCCTCCGCTACAGCTTCTACGACGGCACGTCGATCTGGATCGACCCCAGCGAGATCATCCACATCCGCGGCCTGGCGACGGACGGCTTCTGGGGGAAGAGCGCCGTCGAGGTGGCGGCCAGTGTGCTCGGCCTGGGCATCGCGGCCCGCGAGCACGCGGCCAACACGCTCCGCAACGGCGGGCGGCCCTCCGGCACGATCGAGACGACGCACGAGTCGCTCGACGACAGCGCGCGGGCCAAGTTCCGCAGCGAGTGGATGGCGGTCCACGGCGGGGCTCGCGGGGCGGGCGTCCCGGCGATCCTGCCGCTCGGCTGGAAGTACGCCCCGAATGCGATGAGCAACGCCGAGCTGGCGCTGCTGGAGCTGATGAAGCTCGACCGCGAGCAAGTGGCGTCGCTGCTCAACCTGCCGCCCCACAAGCTCAACGCGATGGAGAACGCGGCCGTTCGCGCCAACGTCGCCGAGGGCAATCGGGCCTACTTCTCGGGCACGCTGGCGCGGCACGCCAACCAATGGGGCGAAGAGCTCAAGGCCAAGCTGATCCACCACAAAGAACGCCGCAGCACTCGCTACCGGGTCACGCTCGACGCGACGACGCTCACCGAGGGGAACAGCGACGACCTGATGAACCGCGCCGTGAAGGGCGTCCGCGGCAAGCTGCTGACCCGCAACGAGGGCCGCGGGCTGATCGGCCGCAACCCGGTCGAGGACGGCGACGAGTTCGAGAACCCGGCCACCAGCACGGGCGAGCCGGGCAGCGACGACGACAGCACTGTAGAGACCGTCGAGACCGTCGAGGACATGCAGGCGGAACTAGCCGCGATCAAGGAACAACTGCGGCTCTCAGAAGCCACGGCCGAGGGCCTGCGGGCCGAGAACACCAAACTCAGGGGCTAGCGATGATCGGACGACGAATTGGGGGCACGCTGCCCAGCGGAATCACCGTCAACGCGTCGCTCGCCCGCAAGGCGATGGACATCACCGCCGAACGCGTCGCCGACGCTCTGCTCATGTACGGCGACGGCAAGGGCGGCGCGCAGACGCCACCGCCCGCCAAGCCACACCGCCCGCTCGATCGAGCACCGCGGCGCTAATCCCTCGACACTCAGCCCCTCGCGTCAGCCGCATGGACATCTACCTCTACGACGTGATCGGCGACGACTACTTCGGCGATGGCGCGGCCACCGCCAAGGGTCTGCGCGACGAGCTGGCTAAGGTCGAGGCCGACGAGCCGATCGACCTGCGTATCAACTCGCCCGGCGGCGACGTGATGCAGGCCGTCGCGATGATCGAGCTCTTGGCGGGCCACAGCGGCGAAGTGACGGCCCACATCGACGGGATGGCAGCCTCTGCCGCTTCGTTCATCGCCGCGTGGTGCCCCAGAGTGAAGATGGCCAAGGGGGGCCTCTACATGATCCACGACCCGTGGAGCGTGGTCGTTGGCGGCGCCGATGCGATGCGTCGCGAGGCGGGCGTCCTCGATAAGGTGCGAGAGAATCTCGCCCAGCAGTACGCCGGCCGCAAGGCGTGCACGCTCTCGCTGGAAGAGGTGCTCGACTTGATGGCCGCCGAGACGTGGTACACGGCGGAGGAGGCCAAGGCGGCGGGCTTCGTGGACGAGATTTCAGGCGGCGCCGCCAAGGCGATGGCGATCCCGATGAAGCTCGGCTTCAAGAACGCGCCGAAAAACCTCTACGGCAAGCAACAGGCGACGAAGCCAGCCAGCCACGGCGGCCGCTCGATCGCCGCGTGGCGTCAGCGCATCGCCGCGACGGCCCGCAAATGCTAGTCGCCGCTTGCGACGCGGCTTCCTGACGCCCGCTTGGCGGGCCACTCGCTCCGGCTCGCGGCCTCCGCCCGCGGGCGAATGCCGAGCCTTTGGCTTGGTCGCCGAGCGGGACGTAGGCCAGACGCGTCGCAAGCGGCGGCCAGAAACATCCAGCACGCTCCGAACCTGTCACGCATCAGACGTCGGCCACCCCCCGGCCCTCCCGCGTGACCCTCTCAGGATTCGGATCGAACATGCTCAAGCCCCTCCACTCGTGGAACACGATCCGCGCGAAGCTGCTGGGCAGCAACGTCCGGGTCTTCGCCAAGGTCGCCAGCGCTCAAGGCCTGGCCGAGCTCGACAAGGAGATCGCCGGCCTGTTGGCCGAAGCCAACGCGATCACCAACCTCGCCGAGAAGGAGAAGCGCGACCTCTCCGACGAGGACGTGACGCGTCTGTCGGAGATCATGGACGAGGACACCGGTGAGGTGGCCAAGCTCCAGGCCGAGCGCGACAAGGCCGCCAAGATCATCGCCCTCAAGAAGCGCAGCGCGCGGGCGATGAGCGACCTGCAGCGCAACCGCTACTCGGGCCTCGTCAGCGAGGACGAGGAAGAGGACGACGAGGACGACGACAACCCGTTCGCTGAGGACGAGGACGACGAGCCGCACGACGAAGACGAGGACGACGAGCCCAAGGCCCGCCGCCGCTCGCGCCGCCGCAAGAACAGCCGTCGCCCGGTGATCCGGCTCACCAACCGCCTCAAGAACTTCAAGGGCCCCAACGCGGCCTGCGACGCCTTCGCGGCCGGCATGTTCATCAAGGCCCGCGTCGCCCAGAAGCGCGGCCTGCGCGACGAGAAGGCCGAGAAGTTCCTCGCGTCGCGCGGCTTCCGCGCCACGCACACCGAGGGGACGCCGGCCGACGGCGGTTACCTCGTCCCCGAGGTGCTCGAGCGGGCGATCATCGACGTCCGCGACAAGCACAGCGTGCTGCGACCGCTGATCACCGTGAAGACGATGACCAGCCTCAAGCACCTCTACAACAAGCGGACCGGTGGCCTCACCGTCTACTACGTGGACGAGGAAGAGGGCTACACCGAGAGCAAGAAGGGCTGGGGCCGCTTCGAGCTGTCGGCCGTGAAGCGCGGCGTGCTCACCAAGATCACGACCGAGCTGCAAGAGGACTCGATCATCAACGTCGTCGATGACGTGGTCAGCGAGTTCGGTTTGGCGTTCGGCCTCAACGAGGACCGCGAGATCGTCAACGGCGCCGGCGACGCCACGGCGGGCGGCGTGACGGGCCTCGTCCCGGCGCTGGGCACGGCGGGCAAGATCGTCCCGGCCAACGGCGGCGGCTTCTCGACGTGGAGCGGCCTGACGATGGCCCACTTCACGCAGGTGCTGGCGCGCCTGCCCGACCGCTTCGACGGCTTCGAGCAGACGTGGCTCTGCTCGCGGACGTTCTACTATCATGTGATGCTGCCGCTGTTGGTCGCGGCGGGTGGCAACACCATCGCCACGCTCGAAGCGGGCGCCGCCGGTGGGCCGACGTTCCTCGGCTACCGCGTCGTCTTCACCGAGCAAATGCCCAAGGCGACGGCCGTCAGCCAGGTCTGCTGCCTCTTCGGCGCCTTCGCGCAGGCCGTCGTCCTCGGCCAGCGCACCGGCGTCGAGATCGGTCAGAGCGAGCAGTTCGCTTTCGACGAAGACGTGCTGACCATCAAGGCCCGGACCCGCTACGACATCAAGGTCCACGAGCCCGGCACCGTGTCGG